CGGCCGCGCCTGCCGCCACGGGGGACATCCCGACGGCGGTCCAGAATGCCGACGCGCTCCTCGGCCGCAACGTGGCGGGCGGTTCAGACGGCACCCGGACGGTGTCGCAGGCCCTGTACGTCCTGCGGAACAAGACGGCCATTTCTGGCGGCACGCTCACCGTCTACGGGACCGACGACGCCACGCCGTCCTTCACGGCAACGGTCGGCACGACGGCCGGCGACCCGATCTCTTCCATCGACCCGGCGTAGATGAATGCCCTACCACCCCTACTTCACCTGGACCCAAGGCCCCGCGGCGCCGGTCACGACGACGACGGGCGGGGGCGGGTTCATCCGCGCGTGGAACCCGCTCCTTCCGTTCAGGCAGGAGGACAGGCAGCACCTCCTCGAGGCGGTCCGCCTCATCGAGGAGGAGTCGGGCGTCAAGCGCGAGCGGGCGAAGGCCAGGAAGCTCGAGCGCGACCTGAAGGCGGCGGAAGATTCCGCGGACATCCGCGCGCTGGCGGCCAGGATAACCTGGGCCGTCGAGCGGGCGGCAGAACTGAGGCGCGAGGAGGACGACGAGGAAGACGCAATCGTCCTGCTGGCGTTGCTGCATTGAAAACCGACTCGCGGCGGCTCCGCGTGCTCTAGCCGAGGAAACTCGCACCATGCCGATCAACCCTGAAGAAATCCTCGCCCAGGCGGTAAAGCCGGAAGTCCCGGCCGCGCCCGCCGATGGCGATGCTCCTGCGACTGATTCCTTGCCGGCCTCGCAGACCGGCGACGACGCGCCCGCGGGTGATGCTGGTGCGGAGGCTGCCCCGGATGGCGGCGAAGGCGAAGGGGAGGGCGAGGCAAAGCCCGAACCCCCGAAACCGGAACCCCCGAAGTCCGGCTTGCAGCGCCGCATCGACGAGCTCACCTGGAAGGCGCGAGAGGCACAACGCCAACTGGAGGAGGAACGGACTCAGCGCCTGCGTCAGGAGGCCCAGTCCCTCGCCGTCCAGCGGATGCAGGCCATCGACGCGCAGGAACCACGACTCGACCAGTTCGAAACCCAGAGCGATTTCGTCTCCGCGCACGCGCGGTGGTCGAACGCCCGGATGCTAGAGCTCATCAAGGCCAACCAGGAGGTCGAGAGCGCCGAACGGATCGCGAAGCAGGTGGAGGACCAGGCGCAGTCTGCCCAGTCCGAGGCCGCGCGGGCCGAGAAGGCGCAGGTGCTCGAGGAAAAGCTCGGGCAGGGGACGAAGAAGTACAAGGACTTCGTGGAGGTGCTCACGAACCCGGCGCTTCCCAGTTCCATCGGTTCCCCGCTTTTCGATGCGGTGATGGCGGCAGACAACGCGGTGGACATCGCGTACGCGCTCGGGAAGAACCCGGACGAGTACGAGCGTCTCCTGCGCCTGTCGTATCGCAACCCTGCCGCGGCGTTCAAGGAGATCCTCACGCTCGACCAGAGGTTCTCCGGTGCCTCGAAGACGACCCAGGCCCCTCCGCCCCCGCCCCAACTCAAGGGCACGCCCCCGGTCGCCCAGCGACTGGAAAAGGCGAGCTACGACGAGTTCGTGCGGATTCGGAGGAAGCAGATCGCGGCCCGTCCGCGATAACTCTTCGACAAGGAACCAAAGACCATGAGCAACACCAACCTCACCATCGACATGGTGACCAAGGAAGCGATGCGGATCGCCCACGAAAAGATGACCTTCGTCGGCACCGTCAATCGCGAGCACGACGAGTCGTTCGCCAAGACCGGCGCGAAGCACGGCAGCACGCTGCGGGTCAGGAAGCCCAACCAGTTCAGCCGCCGCCAGGGCAGCCGCGTGATGGACGTGCAGGACGTGGAAAGCACGGCCGTGACCGTCACACTCGCCACGCAGGACGGCGTGGACATGCGCTTCAACTCCTCGGAGCTGGCGCTCGACATCGACGAGTTCAGCAAGCGCTACATCGAACCCGCCATGTCGGTTCTCGTCTCGGGCATCGACTCGGACTGCATCGCGACCGCGACCAAGGACACCTACAACCTGACCGGCACCGCCGGGACGGTCGTCGGCTCGTCCTCGGGCGACCTCACCGCCATCTACCAGGCCCGTTCGCTCCTGAACACCTGCCTGGCGCCCAAGGACCGTCGCGTCCTGCAGCTGGACTCGATCACGATGGCGGCCATCGTCAACGGCAACAAGGCCATCTTCAACCCGTCCCCGGACGTGTCGAAGGCATTCCGCGAGGGGTTCTTCGCCCGCAGCGCGATGGCGGACTGGTACGAGAACGAGCGCACCTACGTCCACACGGTGGGCGCGGACGTGACGGCAGCGACCGCCGCGGACGCCACCATCACGGACGGCGGCGGCTCGGGTGACACGGCGACCATCACCTGGTCGGCGTCGAACACCATCGAGTACGGTGACACGTTCACCCTCCCGAAGGTGTACCGCTGCCACCCGGAGACGAAGGCGAACACCGGCCAGCTCATGCAGTTCGTCGTGACGGCCGACTCGACGGGGACCACCTCGGTGATCTCTCCGCGCATCTACTGGTCCGGCCCGAAGCAGAACGTGTGCAACGCGACCGGCGGTGCCTCGGTGGCCGCGGACTTCGACTCGGAGACCGCGACCTTCATCGGCACGGCCTCCACGGCGTACCGCCAGAACCTGATGTACCACCCGGACGCCTTCACCTTCGTGACGGCCGACCTCCCGCTCATGGACGACGCCCACAAGTGCTCGCGCATGACGCAGGACGGTCTCAGCCTGCGCGTGTGGCAGGCGTCGGACATTCGGAACGATGAACTCCTGACCCGTATCGACATCCTGTACGGGTTCAAGACGATTCGCCCCGAGTGGTCCTGCAAGATCACCAACTAAGGCATAGGAGAAAACATCATGCCCACCTACGAGAACGTTACGTACAACTCCCCCGACGGGGCGCACATCGGCAAGTCCACCTCGGAGAAGATTGCCTTCTACGGGACGACCCCGATCACCCAGCGAGCCGGCGCCTCCCAGGCAACGACCATCTGGGGCACCTCGGCCACGACCTCGGTCGATACGGCGCGTGTCGCCGTCATCAACGAGATCTGCAACACGCTCACCGCCATCGGCATCTGGAAAGGCGGGGCGTGACGTGAGCAAGGGGCGCGTTGCTTTCTGCACGCCGACGAGGGAACGTCCCACGGACGCCTACCTCGAGGCGATGGAGGCGACCGCCCCTGCCTTGGATGCGGCGGGGTGGGAACACCTCGCCGCGTTCGAAATCGGCAATCCCTACATTTCCGCGGCGCGTGCTTCGATGCTCGGCAAGGCTCTCGCCAAGGGGTGCGATGTGGTCGTCTTCATCGACGACGATGTTTCATGGCAGCCGAAGGACATGCTGAAGTTGCTGGACACCGAGGGCGAGGTCGTAGCGGGAAACTACCGGTACAAGACCGACGACGAGGTGAAGTTCATGGGCAAGCCATTCCTGGGTGAGAACGGGCACCCCATCGTCCGCGAGGACGGTTGCGTGCTCATGCTGGGCGTCCCGGCCGGGTTCCTGAAGGTGACGCGCGCGGGCGTCATGCGCTTCATCGAGGCGTACCCGCACCTGCAGATGAACACCGAGAAGCCAGAGGACGTGAACGTCGATCTCTTCAATCACGGCGTGTGGAACCGGACGTGGTTCGGGGAGGACTTCGCCTTCTCGCGCAACTGGAACGACCTCGGGGGGCAGATCTGGTGCGTGCCGGACCTGGACCTCGTCCACAACGAGCGCGCGAAGTTCGGCCGCGGCGGCCTTTCGTGGACGCCCGAGCGGGCGTACCCGAGCAACTACCACCAGTACCTGTCGAGCTACCGACCCGAGGAGAAGAAAGCCGCATGAATGCCGTCTTGCAGGATCTGCTGCCCAAGTTCCCGCGCGTGCTGCACGCCGGCAGCGGCGGCGCGAAGGTGCCAGAGGCGTACTTCCCCGGATTCGAGGAGGTCACGCTCGACATCGACCCGCGATGCGAGCCCGACATGGTCGGGAGCATGGTGGACATGGACTTCATACCCGACGAGTGCTTCGAGGCGGCCTACACCTCGCACACGCTCGAGCACGTCTACCCGCACGAGGTGAGGCGGTGTCTGTGGAACTTCCAGCGGGTGCTGAAACCCGGCGGGTGCCTCGTCGTGACGGTCCCCAACCTCGAGGACGTGCGCCCGACGACCGACGTGCTCTACGTCTCAGAGTCCGGTCCCATCTGCGGGCTGGACATGTACTACGGCCACCATGCCCTGATCGAGGATTCCCCGTTCATGGCGCATAAGTGCGGCTTCGTGGAGGAGACGCTCCGCGAGGCCGTCGAAAGCGTCGGATTCGTGAACGTGCGGATCGACAAGGACGAGTTTTACAACCTGACCGCCATCGCGCAGAAAGCGCCCAAGGAGTAAGCCATGTTCGAAGCCGTCACGCCGCTCAACGATGCCCAGTTCGCCGCCCAGACGACCACCTACACCGGCACGGCCGGGACGGTGACCGGGTGGCCCAAGGGCCCGAACGCCGTCGCCGTCACCGTCACGACCGCCGCCTACGTCCGCGTGGGCGAGGGCGTCACGGCCACCACCGCGGACCTGTACGTCCCGGCCAATACGCCCGTCATCATCACGGTGCCGCCGACGGCCAACGTCTGGACCGTCTCGGCCATCCAGGTGGCCTCGGGCGGGTCGGTCTACGCCAAGCCCGTGCAGCGCCCCGGCTGATGAAGTTCCCCTGCTACCTGGTCCACCCGCAGCACGGGGTCCACGTCGCCTATTCCGCCGACGAGGTGGAACGGTGCCGGGCGCACGGGTGGGTGCCGCGCGAGGAAAAGGCCGAGGTCGTGATGAAGACTCCGACGACGGAAGTCACGCGCACGACCCTCAAGCTGCCAAAACGCAAGGATGAGGCGCCATGAGCAAGCCCAGCACGTACAACGAGCTGGTGACGGCGGTCGCGGACTACCTCAAGCGCTCCGACCTCACCTCGACCTACGTCGATTACTTCATCACCGAGGCCGAGGCCGAGATGAACGCGCGCCTGCGGACCCGGCGCCAGCTCACGGCCCTCACGCCGACGGTGTCGGCCGCGGGCGTCGTCACGATCCCCTCGGACTGGGCCGGCTGGAAGCGCTTCTCGGCGCGCGACTCGACGAACGCCTGGGACTTGGACATCCTCGACGCCGAGCAGCAGTACGACCTCGACTCGGCCTACGGGACTGCCGGTAGCCCGAGGGCCCTCATCGCCGGGGACGGCAACTACCAGATTTGGCCTTACAGCGACCTGACCTACACCTACCGGGCCCTGTACTACAAGGCCATTCCGAACCTCACCTCGAGCGCCTCGACCAACTGGCTCCTCACGAAGCACCCGACGTGCTACCTGTACGGGGTGCTGGCTGCCTCGCGGGCCTACGTTCGCGACGATCCGCGCGTGCCCTTGTGGCAGTCGATGTTCCAGCGGGCGATGGACCGCGTGATCGAGGAGGACAACCTCGAGCGCGACTCGCGCACCTCGCAGGCGCTCGTGCCGAACACGCGCCTGTTTGCCGGCCCGTACATTTCCAACATCCAGACCGACGGGGGCTGACGATGCGCCGCTGGCTGCCCGGTGCGGACCCCCTTCGCGAGGACGTGTGGCGCGACGTGGACAACATGGTCCCGACGCCGCGGGGGACGTACCACACGATGCCGACGTTCTCCTCGGCGACCCTCACGGGCGGGAATGCAGGCACGGCCAACTACGTCACATACCTCGCGTGGACGACGCAAATCGCCAACGGGACGGCCGTCACCTACATCGCGGGGGAGAAGAGCTCCGGTTCTGGGGACTTCTACGTCGAGTCTCTTTCTGGAACCACTTTGACCGACAGGTCTCCCGGCGTCAATTTCGGCACGGGATTCGACGGGACCAAGATCGCGTTCGCGCAGATGGGGAACACTTCCCTGTTCTCTACCAACGACGCTTCTGTCGGTGGGCTATGGTCAAGGGATGCGAGCGGCTCCAGCGACTTCGCCTCGGGAAGCTCAAGCGGTGGGAAAGTGCTTGTCGTCCAGTCGAACGCCCTCCTGATGTACAACCTCGTGGACGGGGGCGCTGCGAAGCCGAACTACTGGATGGCGAGCGACCTCTTCGCGCCGACCACCTTCACGGGTGGCGAGTCGGTCGCCGCGACGGCCGTCGTCACGACGCCGGGGGAGATCACCGCCGCGGTCCCGTTCGGGGGCGTGTCGATCTTCTTCAAGCGCGCCGGGGTCTACCGGCACCGCTACGTCGGGACGAGCGCGGTCAAGTGGACGGTGGAGTGCCTGCGGACGGACTTGGGGGTAAAGAGCCAGCACGCCGTCATTGACACCGGGAACTCGATCATCTTCCTGGGCGAGATGGGCGTGTGGGAGTACGACGGGGGCAACTTCCGGTGCCTCTCCGAGGACTTCGCCACGGGGTACTACCTCACGAACCCGCTCGCCAACTTCTACTCCTGCACCGCTTCGATGTACTTCCCGGCGGACCAGATGTGCGTCTGGTTCAACTCGACCGGGTGCCTCTTCTACAACCGCAGGAGCGGCGCATTCGGGCGCGGGACGTTCTACGCGCAGTCGGACGCATCGGCCCTCACGGGTTACGTCCCCATCACCGGGAAGGTCTCGGCCCTTGCCGATGCGGGCCAGATATCCGGCGCTGGGTCGTACTCGTTCATCGAGGGTATCAACCTCGTCAACGTCGGAGCGGCGCGTTACAGGGTTTCTGACCAGTCATGGCGCGGCGCGAACTCTGCCTATGTGAAGACGAGCGTCCTGGGCGACTACCTTACCGACACGACAATCGACCAGGTCGTGCCGCGGCTTCGCGACGGGCACGGGGTCTACACCTTCGCGAGCGGCTACGTCGCAGACGACGGGCTTTCGTGCGTCGTGAACGGGACGACGGTCAATTCGTCCACCGACAGGAAGCGCTTCGACGTGGGGACGACCTTCACCTACCCGGACGGGGTGGACGTGAAGATCCAGTCGCGCGGGTCCGGCTACAACGGCGTGTGGGAAATCGAGGACGTGATCCTCGACAACAAGACGACGGGGCAGTCGTGACATTCACCGTCAAGCGGTTCGAGCCCCCGGCCCCGCTTGCGCTCACGGGCGACTACGCTCGCGACATGCAGATCCTCATCGAGGACAGGCGGCGCCTCAATGTAGCCATGTCCGAATGGATCAACGCGCTCGAGGACAAGGACGCCATCCGGCTCGACCAGGCGCAGATCACGGCCCCGAGCGGGATCATCTTTCCCTCGGGGACGATGTCGGACTTCGTTCCGTGGACTTCGTGGACGACGACGATAAGCGCATCGTCGGGGACGTTCACGACGGTGAGTGCGACCGCGAAGTACGCCCTCATCGGCGGGCTCTACTTCATTCGCGTCATCATCACGATCACGACGAACGGGACCGCAGCCTCGATTGTGCGCTTCACCCTGCCGACGACGGCGACCGAAGCGGCCGTCTTCTACGGGCGCGAGACTGGCTCGGCCGGCAACCAGTTGCAGGGGTCCGTCGCGGCCTCGAGCGACACGGTGGACGTTGTGACCTACAACAACGCATACCCTGGCGCGAGCGGGGCGGCGTTGACGATTTCCGGGTTCTACCTATGACCTTGACACGCCCTGCCGAAGGTCTAAAATCGCGCGTGACGGGCACTCGCCCGCATGGCGCCCATTCGCGGCACTCGCCGCCCGCGAACCTCCCCGGAGATCCCGGCTTGAGGGAAAGCGCCCAAAAACTCCCCGAATCGCCCCAGGTCACCGCCCAGCCCGTCCGGCTGGTCGCGGTGGACTTGTCCGTCGCCTGGCCGCACGTCGCGGACGCCCTCGAGCGGGTGCGCGAGCGCGGCGCCCGGTGGCCCATCGACTACGTCAGGGACGAGATCGAGGCGTCCCGCGCGGCCGTCTTCCGGCTCGTGCGCGGGGGCGAGCACCTGGCCTACCTGCTGGTCGAGCGGCGCGCGAACTTCGAGGTGACGCTCGTCATCTGGGCGATGGCCGGCGACTTCGGGCCGGACGGCCTCGCGATGGTGGACGAGGTCGTGGGGCTCATCGACCAACTGGCGCGCAACGTCGGCGCCTCGAGGTGGCGGGTGGAGGGGCGCGAGGGTTGGCTTCGCGTCATGCGGGAGCGGGCGAGCCGCTCGTACACGGTATTCGAAAGGGATGTGCCATGAACTCACCGAGCGGCGGCGGCGAAACGGTCTACGGGTGGAACCCGACGATGGCGAAGTATTGGCAGGGGGACGAGGCCAATCCCGGCGGATTCCTCGGGGTCGCCAACAACCAGTTCTGGAACGACTACGGCAAGGGCTATCAGGAGTACGGGTCCGACAAGGGCGTGGCGGGCGCTTCGCGCAACGAGCGCCGCGGGATCGACGAGCTCTACAACATGTCGATGGACCCGGCGACGTACATGCCGGACGTGGCGGCGGGGCGCCAGCAGAACACCGACACCGCGCAGGGCAAGTACCTCAACCAGAACCCGGCCGCGAACGGGCGCAACGAGTATCAGGGCATGGACTCGCCCTACTTCCAGAAGATGGTGCAGTCCGGCCTCGGCGACATCACCGACGCCTACCAGCAGGGCACGCAGCAGCAGACCAATGCCCTGATGAACATGTCGGGCGTGCTGGGCGGCGGGGACCACATGAAGGCGGTCGCCAACAACGAGAAGAACCTTTCCCGCGAGCTCGCCGACTACACGAACAAGATGTACAACTCGCAGTACGACCGCTCGGGGCAGATGGACGAGTCGCGCCTGGGGCGTGTCTACGGCGCCTACGAGGGCGAGCGCGGGCGGATGCTGCAAGGCGCGCAGCAGGGCCTGGGCGGGTACGGCATCTCCTCGGACATGTTCAACCAACTCATCAAGTCCGGCGGCGTGGACCGTTCCATCGACCAGACGAAGCGCGACTTCGACTGGCAGGAGTACCAGAACAAGCAGAACTACGGGCGCAACATGCTCGACTGGATGGGCGGCTACCTGTCGCGGGCGCAGGGCGGCATCGGCGGCTCGTCCAACGTCTACGGTGGCGGCGGCGGGAACGGGCTGGGGCAGGCCCTCGGGACCGCGATGATGGGCTACGGGATGTTCCGTTCATGAGCTGGTGGACGAAGAACCGCAAGAAGGTCGGGATCGCCGCGGCGCTCCTGGCAGCCCCGTATGCGCTCCCGGCGCTCGGCGGGATGTTCGGCCTCGGCGCGGCGGGAACTGCCGGCGCTGCGGGCGCTGCCGGGGGCACGGCGGCTGGAGCGGCGGGAACGGCAGCCGCAGGAACCGCGGCCGCTGCGGCTCCCGAGGTGGCGGCCCTCACCGCCTCGCCGGGGATGTTCGGCATGGTTCCGGGCGTGTCCGTTGGGTCGGAACAGGCGGCGATGCTGGCGGCCCAGAACGCGGGGTTCGGCGGGGCCGCGGCCGACATGACGGCGCAGGCTGCCCAGACGGCGACAGGCAAGGCGGGATTCCTCGACACCCTCATCAACACCGGCAAGGCCGACCTCGCGGGGATGAACGACCCGAGCGTGTGGCTCGACCGCCTGGGGCGCAACGCCGGCCGCTTCGCCGGGAACATGGGCAAGAGCATGGCCACGGGGGCCGTGGCGCAGGCTTTGATGGGTTCCCCTGCACCTACCCCTGCCCCGCCCCCTCCGGGCCCGCAGGGGCCCGCTACGCCGCCGCCTGACGTGTTCGCGGCGTCCAACGGGGGCGGGATGTCCGACGTTGACCTCGACGCCCTCGCGGCAAAACTGAAGATCCCGAAGTACGAACTCATCAAGATGCTCGACCAGATGAAGGGGCAATACGCATGAACTACGCGCCGGGTGGGATGTTCGGGGGGATGTACGGGCAGGCGCCGATGACGAGCGCCGGGGGGTGGAACACGGCCAACGCGGGCGGTTCCAATCTGCGCCTTCAGGACGACATGGGCGGGTGGTTCCCTCCTGGGATGTACTCAAAAGGGCCGGGGCTCCGGTCGAATTTCGGAATGCCCTCGCAGGCGTCCATGAACTCGGACGCGATGATGCGGCAGAACTTCATGCGTGGCGGCATGGCCCGGTTCGGCGGCGGGGGAATGTTCGGCGGGATGGACGGCGGGCAGATGTCACAGTCTTACGGGCAGCCGCAGGGGTATGGCGCGGCGGGTGGCGGGCTGGATATGTTTGCTGGAGGGTCGGCGAATTTCAATGAATCGACCGGGAGATCAGTCCCTCAGCTTCGTAGCAACGACCAAGCGGCCAACGGCGCACGCGTCCCGCAAATGTCCACGGGCTACACCGTGAACGAGCCGATGCCGCAAACCGGCGGATCGTTCAATCCGATGGTGGGGTCGCAGACGCCGCAAATGTCGCAGCCGTATCAGAGCAACATGAGCAAGCCCATGATGATGCAAGGGCCGCAAATGTCTCAGCCGTTCCAAGCCACGCAGCAACAGGCCCCGGTGCAGCAGGCGCGTCCGCAGCAGTCATTCGAGGACTTCGCCTCGACCCTCTCCGGCTCTGGCATGACGAGCGGACAGATG